CGGAGGAGCCAGCGGACGCAGAGGACGAATGATAAATGTCCACACCAGAGATTTTCTATAGAGAAATCATTGATCTGAATAGATATTCAGTAGCCGTATCAGAAAAATTTGTTGTCACCTATAACGAAATAATCCTTAATGCAGCCAAACAACTTAGGTCTATAGATCAAAGACAGGTTGCGGAGATAGCAGCTGGTGGGTCAAGAATCATTGCACCAGTAACCAGAAAGAGGTTGAGAGCAATAATCAAGCAGTCAAAAGATAGTCTGGATACTTGGTGGGCTAGATCAGCCCTTGATATGAAAGATGAATTGCAGGGAGTGGCAGAATTACAAAGAGATTTTGTTGTCAATGAACTAAAAAACATTACAGCCTCTGGTGATGTTCCCATCAATAGTGTTGCTATCAGTAAGGATTATGCAGATTCAGTTATTATGACTGACCCATCAAAGATCAATATATTCACAAGTCAGAAGTTCACAGAAGATGACTTTGTTAAGTTTGGATCTGGTAAGTTCAGCCTTACATCTTTGCAGGGTGCAACAATCAAGCTACCAAATGGGCAAACAGTACAGAAAGCATTTAGGGGTATAGCAGAGTCCTCAGCAGAAAGATTAGATTTGGCAGTCAGGTCAGGAGTCTTTGCTGGTGAGACATTACAGCAGATCAGTAGGAGGTTAGTTGGCAGACTTGATTTTGACGATTTGCAGAAAGCTAGTGTCAGACAAATGGCTCAAGCTGGCGGTGAGTTAACAAAACTGGCTAATCATCAGATTCAGACTATTGTTAGAACATCTGTTAATCAGGTAACAAATCAAGCATCACAGGCTGTTTATGCCGCAAATAAAAAGGTTGCCCCTAAGTATGAATATGTTGCAACTTTGGATTCTCGAACAAGTGCTATATGTCAGCGACTTGATGGACAAAAGTTTGACTACAACAATGGCCCAACACCACCGCAACACTTCAACTGTCGATCTACTACTGTCCCTGTTGTGGACTTTGATGGTTTGCAAAAGAAATATCCTAACCTTGAAAAGCCGCCAACATCACAGATTGTTTCCAGACCATCAGCTACAGGCAGAGTTCCGCAGGGAACACAATACGGAGACTGGCTACTAAATCAAGATAAAGAGCTACAGGTCAAGACTCTTGGTAGTGAAGGCAAGGTAAATTATTTTAAAAGATTAGCTGGAAAGGAAGGATCTGGGCAGAAAGCATTAAGAAAACTAATCAGAAATGACGGAACAAAGCGTAGTCTTAAGGATTTAGAAAGGTTATATGGCAAGCCTAGTGCAATTAAGCCAGTGGTCAAAGCTGCCACTGCCGTAGCTCCACCAGTAGCCCCACCTGAGCCAACAACCCCAGCAGCTGCAATCAAAACTTCACCTGTCTTGTCAACAGATGGCTTTGATGAGTGGCTTGCTAAAAACAAACTTGCAAAGAACTCTCAGCAGTTTATTGAGGAAAGTTTAGACAGTATGGAGAATCTAAAAGGTGAAACAGGTAAAAATATCAAAAAAATGCGTAAATTTATGAAAAAGAACAAAGTTCTTAATCACTTCAATATGAAAGGTGAGTCAACAAAGCCCTTTGGTCAATTAGAAAAGAAATTTATGTCAGGTAAGAACTTAGAATACTTTGAAGATCAATATAAAACTACTGTTAAACGATTTGATAGGTTCAGAGGGGTTAGTTCTTCAAACTATATGGACGAAATGTATCTATATTGGCCTCGTGATGATGCTTCAATGGCAATAGCTATTCGTGATGCAAAGCAAGGTGCGAGAATTACTGATAATAGATTTACAAAACTTGCATCAAAATTATTTTTCAAGAACTCAACTGGAAACTCAAACGGCTTTACTTCAATTAATTCAGCCATTGTTCATACAAGGTTGCGGGACGGAGCAAAGAAAATTAATGCTAGTCTTGCCAAAAAAATAAAAAAAAGTGCAGCCGATACTCTTGAAAATAATGCAAGAATCCCAACTCTAGAAGGTATGGAAAGATATAGAGCTACAGAAATCTGGTCAAACTCACACCCCATGCCACAAGAATATGACTGGTTTTCCACATTTGTGCATGAAATGGGCCATCAAGTACACTTTGAGGCGGGGACAAAGCCGCTTGGCAACAAGTTCAGCAAGATGAAGGGCATGAAATATGTGACTGAATATAGTAGAAAGAACCCCAGAGAACAATTTGCTGAAGCTTTTACTCAATATATTTTTAACCCAGAAGGACTAAAAGAAAAAGCTCCACGCTTATATGCGTGGGTAGATGAAACAATTAACTTTGCACTGGAGGCGAAATGACACCAACTGAAGCACTAGAACTGTCAAAGCAGTTCCCAGAAAATAGAACAGTCCCTAGACGTATTGCAAATGCAATGAAAAAAACAAGGGGTGATGATAGAAAGAAATATGAACAAATTGTTGAGGGATTGTATGTTGACTGTCTTTCTATAGAGGATATTGATTTAATGGATAAATACTTTGACAACTGATGCCACTTAAGAAAGGTAAGTCACAGAAAGCGATCAGTGCCAACATAAGGCTCCTGATGAAAGAAGGCCGCACATTAAAGCAAGCTCAGGCCATAGCTCTATCTACTGCTAAAAAACGCAAAAGGAAGTAATATAAAGTCAGTTACTTTTTAACATCATGCCAATGGGTAAAGGAACCTATGGTTCTAAGGTCGGCAGACCACCAAAAAAAAAGAAAAAAGTTAAGAAAGGCGGTAAAAAATAATGGGTTATCAATTTACTAAGCAGGGTGAGGAACCTAAGAAAACTAAAAAGAAAACTAAAAAGTGAGAAAGTTCCGCAAAGTTGCTAAAGATAAAAAGACTGGCGTTGCTAAGAAATACCTTAGTGGGGCCAAGAATAAGAGTGCAAAAGCATCTGAGATCAAACGCACTGCGGAAGCTTACAAAAGAGGAGAGTTTATTGATATAAAAGCAGTATCCAAATCACGCACTAAACAAGATGGCTCCAAAAAGAAAACCACTGTCCGCAGCCGTAGAAAAAAGTCTAAGAGCTAAGGCAGAAAAATCAAGATTTACCTATGGTCAACTTGCCGCTGTCTATAGGCGTGGGCAAGGTGCTTATCTGTCTAGCGGTTCACGCAATGTTCCTATGGGTGCGTGGGCTATGGGCAGAGTCAATAGCTTTATCTCTGGTAAGGGTGGAGCTAGAAAAGCAGATGCTGATTTAATGAGAAAGAAGAAAAAGAAATGAGTGATCCTAGATTAAAAAGATTTGGACTTGCTGGCTTTAACAAACCAAAGCGAACCCCATCACACCCGACTAAATCTCATGTCGTCTTGGCAAAAGAAGGCGATAAGATCAAACTCATAAGGTTTGGTATGCAGGGAGCAAAAAATAAACCACCTACAAAGGGCGAATCAGCCGCAGATAAGGCAAAACGCAAAAGCTTTAAGGCTAGACACGCTAAAAATATTGCAAAAGGCAAAATGTCAGCAGCTTTTTGGGCAGACCGCACTAAGTGGAGCTAGTATTGTGAATAATTGTAAATTTTTTATTTATGGCAGACGAAGTAATCAAGCCTGATAACTCAGCTGAAGTGGCTGCATTGAAGGCAGAAGTTGAAAGACTAAGAAAATCTAATTCTGAAATATTAGATGATTACAAGAAAGCTAAGGAAGCTGCAAAAGCTGTACCTCAAGATGTAGATGTAAATGCTTTGATTGCTTTTAAGCAGAAAAAAGAACAAGAAGAGCTTGAGGCTAAGGGCAGATATGAGGAAGCTACAGAAAAACTAGCTACTCAATACAGACAAGCAGAAGAACAGCAAAAACAAAGGATACAGGAGTTAGAGGCTAGACAAAGACAATTAGAAGTCGAAGCTCCAGCAGTAACAGCACTTGCTGATGTTGTACATGACCCTCAATATGTGTTGAGCCGTATAAGCAAGGAACAGCTTGCCAGAGAAACAGATGGCACAGTTGTAGTTGTTGATGGCTATAACAGAACTCCTGTCAAAGAGTGGGCAATGTCCAAGATGCCTCAATGGGTGCAAAAGAACCCAAGACCACAGGGCGGTGGAGCAACGACAACAAAGGTACAGACTGAGTTTGTTTCTAATGATAAAAACCCATTTGCACCTGATTCATTCAACCTTACAGAGCAAGCTAGGTTATATAGAACAGATATTAATAAATATAATATGCTCAAAAACGCAGTTACAGGTTAGTATAGAAACAACGTGGTTGTGCCATGTCAGAGGTTGTGCCTCGAAGTAAACATATCTATTAATTCACATGGCGACAGTTCGCAGTGATTTAATTATTCCAGAGGTGTTTACACCCTACTTGATTGAGGCTACTACTCAGACAGATAGCTTTCTACAAAGTGGGGTTGTGCAACCTTTGGCAGAGTTAAATCTATCTTCCACCGCTGGTGGCGACTTTGTAAAAATACCTTTTTATAAAGCAAACTTAACAGGAGATTTTGAGGTTCTTTCAGATTCAACTTCATTAACTCCATCTAAAATCCAAGCTGATAACCAGATCGCTGCTGTTCTACACAGAGGTCGTGCTTTCAGTTCTAGAGATTTAGCTAGTCTTGCAGTTGGTAGCAGTACAGATCCAATGGCTGCTATTGCTCAGAAAATGGCTGCATATGTAAACAACCAGAAACAGAAGGATTTATATTCTTGCTTAACTGGTGCTTTTGGTTCTATCAATAACAACTCAAGCAGTTCAGCATTGTTTGATCTAACTATTGATTCTGAGTCAGGTGATACACCTACAGCATTGAGTCCTAGACACGTTGCAAAAGCTCAGTCATTACTAGGCGATCAAGGCGGGAAGCTTACAACCATTGCACTCCATAGTAAATGTTACTATGACTTGGTTGAAAGAAGAGCAGTTGATTTTGTTGCAGCGGCAGACATCAATGGTGGTGGTGCTACAGCATCAGGTGGTTCTATCCAGAACGCATTTGGTAGCCCAACAGTTCCAACATTCATGGGTCTAAGAGTTATCGTTTCTGACGATATTCCTACTACTGGAAGCGGAAGTAGCACTGAGTACTCTGTATTCATGTTCACAAATGGTGCTGTTGTTACTGGTGAGCAAGCTCCAATCAGAACACAAACTGACAGAGATATCCTTGCACTAGAGGAAGCAATGGCAGTTGATCTTCACTACATCTATCACCCT